ACCCAAGATTTAAACGCTATTAGCGATAAGAAGATAAAAAAGACCATCCAAAACGTTCATATTGCAATGGGCGTTAAGATGGCACAAATTTCCGAGAAGAACGTATCTAAGTCGGTTAAAGGTTATTTCGGACCAGAGGAGTTTAAAAGTAAGCAAACTGATTTGTTTACTTATGTGATGCTAACTTATCTTGAATTAAAAGGCTTAGACAATATTGCAGCAGAGATAACTCAAACAACTAAAAACCAAATTCAACAATACTTAATGAAGTCAGTTGAAGAAGGTTTAACGATGCAAGAAACAATTAAGCTATTAAGAACGGCTGGGATAACGGATTACAGAGCAGAGATGATAGCAAGAACGGAAACAGGCAGAGCAGCGAACATAGGCTCAATGGTTGGCACGGCATCCACAGGACTTGTAACAATGAAAGAGTGGATAGCTGCAAGAGATAACAGAACAAGACGAGTGCCACGAGATATGTTTGACCATTACCATATGGATGGAATAAAAATAGCATACGATGAAAAATTTAATGTTAAGACTAAGAATGGCGGTTTTGAGCAAATGTTACATCCTTGCGACCCAAGTGGAAGTGCTGGGGATGTTATCAATTGCCGTTGTACGTTAGGCTATGAAGCCGTGCGAGGCGAAGATGGAAAGCCAAAAAGGTTACAAGATAACCCACCGAGAGGAGATATGGGGTTGGTATGGAATCTAATAAATAACGTGGCTTTGATGCAAATTTCTAACTTAATAAGAGATTTGTTAGCAGATTAAAAAAAATTAATAACTTTGTTATATGAGTAAGATTGAAAACAAAAGCTACAATGATATGATTTTGGATATAGAGCCAGAATCAAGAACAGTTAAAGCGTGTTGGTCAAGAATTGGAAACGTTGATTTGGATAACGATATTATCGTTGCTGAAGCGTTCACCAAGACTATCAAAGAACGTGGACCAAAAGGCAAAAATATGATTTGGTCTTTAGTAGACCATAAAGCTGATATGGCACATACTTTGGGTAAGCCTAAAGAATTGTACATTGAAGGCGATATGCTTGTTGCGGTTACTGACTTAATAGAAACTGAATGTGGCGAAGATGCTATTAAGTTATATGAGGCAGGTTTAATCAATCAACACTCAATTGGTTTTAGTACGTTAAAGTCAGATGTAAACCAAAAGACTGGTGTGCGTACAATTACCGAATTAAAACTATATGAAGGTTCTGCGGTTCTTTGGGGTGCTAATCCAGAAACACCAACATTGGGTTTCAAGGGTGAGTTCAAAGAAACAAAAGAAAACTTATCAATGAGATTAGAAAACTTAATTAAGGCATTTAGAGGTGGTACATTCACAGATGACACCTTTGCTTTAATGGAGATTCAAATAAAACAAATACAAGCCGAGTTATTAACTTTGGAGATTACTGAAACAATCACTCAACCCGAGCCATCAGTTGAGCCGACACCAGAAGTTGAAGAAAAAAATGATGAGGAAGTATTGAAGGCAATTAAACAATTTAACAATCTATTTAAAAAGTAAAAATGGAAAATTTAATCAACGAAATGGCTGAGAACCTTAAAGGTTTTCAAGCTAATGCAGAAGCTCAAATTAAAGAGGTGGCTGCACAAGTAACTGTCGTAAAAGATGAGTTACAAAAACAAATCGACGGACAATTAGCTGCACAAAAGAAAGCTGAGAAGAAAGAAGTAAAATTCATCGACCAAGTTATTATGGAGAAATTAGATGGCAACTTCGATGCAATGGAGAAGTCATTAAAGAACAATGGTAAGTATCGTTTAGATTTAAGCGATGTTAAGACAATGACTTTAAGTGGTAACTTAACTGGTGATGCTCAAGCAACTTATGCTCCTAACCCAGCTATCCAACCTTCTCAAAGTTTAAACTTTAGAGATTTAATCCCAACAGTAAGAAGCGAAAGCGGATTGTATGTTTACTATCGTGAGAACGCTGGTTTAACTAACAACATCGCTGCTCAAACTGAAGGTTCTAACAAAGGTGAAAACAACTACTCTTTAACAGAAGTTAAAGTTGTAAACGATTACCTTGCTGGTTTCTCTACTTTCTCTAAGCAAATGTTGAAGTCATTACCTTTTATGACTCAAACTTTACCAAGAATGTTACAAAGAGATTTCTTCAAGGCTGAGAACGCTGCGTTTTTCTCTACTGTATCTGGTGCTGCAACAGGTTCAACTACAACTGCTGAAACTAACGATTTGTTACAATTAGTAGATTATATCGCAAACCAAAAACAAGCAAACTTTGTAGCTTCATTTGCATTAGTATCTGAAACTCAAATGGCTCGTTTATTGAAAGCAACTATCGCTGCTGGTTACTATGCTGGTGCTGGTAGTGTTATTGTTAACCCTAATGGTGGTATCACAATCTGGGGTGTTCCAGTTGTTGCTGCATCTTGGGTAACTGATGACAAAGTATTAATCTTTGATAACAGCTACTTAGAAAGAGTTGAAGTTGAAGGTTTAGCTATTGAGTTCTCTTATGAGAATGGCGAAAACTTCCAAAAGAACTTGGTAACTGCTCGTATTGAGTGTTACGAAGACATCAACTTAATGTTGACTACTTCTGCAATCTTTGCTGATTTAGGTAACGTATAGTTCTAAAGGTTTAGTAAATAATGACCCCTACCAATTCGGTGGGGGTTTTTTATTGGAATAAATTAAGTAATTTTGTAAAAAAAAGGATATGTCTTATTCTAATTATATTAATGACTTTAGTGCAATGCCTTTGGGTTCTACTTGTGAGCCTGTAACCTTAGCAGAAGCTAAAAGTTATGCAAGAGTAACAACCAACGCAGAAGATGCTCTAATTGAAATTATGATTAGTTCTGCAAGAGAAGCGGTTGAAGTAGCCACAGGATTGAGTTTAATCCAAAAGGAAATAGTTGTATTTTTTAACAATGTAAGCGGTAATTTCCCAATACCATTTGGTCCAGTAAATATCAACACATTTCAATTGTATGATATGGGTCAAGATGGGTTAGAAATAGAAAGTGCAGATTATGATTTAATTGGTGGAATACATCCTACATTGGGTTTCCCAAGATATGCTAATCTAAAAGCTACATATTTTGCTGGTTCTACAACAATTCCTAAAGACCTTAAATTAGCCATATTAGACCAAATCTCTTATGACTATGAAAATAGAGGATTAGATGGTGATTCAGGTATTTGTGAAAAGACTTGGAAAGCGTGTCAAAGATGGACAAGAATAAGCCCAATTTTATAATATGAAGTTAGGAAAAGCGAAAGCAAACTACGTTGATGCCAACACGATGACTCGTCAAGTTGGAATTTATGCTCCCACAAGGGTAAGTGATGGTCAAGGTGGCTTCACTACCACATTTGCCCTACAAAGCACAGTTTGGGGTGATTTAAGACCAGATAATCAAGTTCGTGAGATAGACCAATCGGAATTACAATTCGACCAAAGGAACAGGCTTTATATTCGTTTTGGGGTTAACATTAACAATTCTTATGAGGTAGACGTTGAAGGTTCAAGATATACAATACATTCCATTAAGAACGTAGAGAACCAAAATAGGTTCTTGGAGTTAATAATTTACAAGTAATGGCATTTAGCGTAAACTTAAATGGACTAAAAGACATTCAAGATGCTTTAAAGAATATTGATGTAAAATTAAAGCAAGATGTGGGCGATGAGATTAACGCTTCCGCTTTGAAGATATTAAGCGATGCGAAAAAACTTGCTCCTGTAAATTTTGGTCAATTAAGGAATCAAATAGCTTTAGACCCAATTGATAATTTAACTTATGCAGTAGAGGCTAAGGCATCTTATTCTGCTTATGTAGAATTTGGAACTGGTCCTCAAGTAAGCGTTCCAGCTGACTTTACATCTTATGCAGCACAATTTAAAGGTAAAAAAGGCGGTAAATTCAAAGACTTTGTAGATGCTTTGACTCTATGGGTTAAGCGTAAAGGCATTGGAGATGGCAAAAATGACAAAGGATTAGCCTATGTTATTGCAAGGAGTATATTGCGAAAAGGTATGCGACCTCAACCTTTTTTAATACCTTCGTATGAAACGGAGAAGCCAAAATTAATACAAAGACTAAAAAAATTGTTAGATGTTAAATCCTAATATAGAAATAAAAAAGTGGTTTTATACTAACTTGACAAGTGCGAGTGGATTAGTTGTTTACGATGGTTTTGCACCAGAAGGAGCAGGTGATGAGTATATTGTAATGACTGGAAGGACATCAACACAAGACCAAGGCAAAGCAGGTTACACAAATACTATTTCAATCACAGTTGATATTATTACAAAAAATGCTAACTTTGGTTATAAACGTGCTGAAACTATAAGCAATTTAGTCTTGACTGCAATAAATTCAGACACCAATATTACATTGGCAAACGGATTCACGGCATCAAGTTTAAGTGTTGAAAGTGTAAGAAACTTAGACGGCTTAAATCCTTTAGATAACGTTTTTAGAGTATTGATAACTTATAACATTATAATAACACAAATTTAAAATTAAATAAAATGCCAGAAACAAAAGTAAGCGCAAGAGATTATATTCTTTTAGCTGACATAAACAATGATGGAACATTCAAGCCTGTTGCTTGTTTAACATCTAACTCATTAACATCTACTAATGACACAATAGATGCAACATCTAAATGTGGTAACGAGTACACTCCAGCTCCTTCTTTTTCTCAATCTTTTGATTGTGAAGGTTTTGCGATTGATGAAACAGGCACTCCAGCTAAAGATAGCTACCAACAATTGTATGCTGCTCACGCTGCAAAGACTTTATTTGCAATTAAGATGGGTAAAGCAACTCCAACCGCAGGTGATATCACTTATGGTGGTGCTGGTCAATTAGTGTTTATTAGCGATTTCGGTGTAACTGCTGACGATAAAGATGATGTTAAATTTACTGCAACTTTCGTAGTAAGTGTTCCTCCTATCACACAAACTGAAACTGTATAATAAATAAAAAACTATGTACGAATTAAAGACTGACAACAACACAATCCACTTAAAGTGGGGAACTTGGGCTATGAAAAGGTTTTGCGAATTAGAGAATAAAAATCTAATGCAGCTAATTGAGGTTTTATCTGGAGGGGTTTATGACTTAGATACAATCGTTCATATTGTTCAAGCCGCAGCAGAAAGTGGATGCAAGAGCCTTAAAAAGCCTATTGACTTTGATGAATTTGATGTGTGCGAATGGATAGACCAAGTTGGTGGGTTATCGGCAAAAGATGGACAATTGGTTGAGTTTATGAGATATATGCAAGACTCAATGACTCCAGATTTAAAGCCAGAAAAAGGCACGGATGAAAAAAAAAATTAGGGTTTTATAGTTGGGACTCAATAATTATTCTCGCTATTGAAGTTGGCTTAACGATTAACGAGTTTTGGCAATTGACGTGGCGAGAATTTTTGTTGTATAAAAGGGCTTATGATAATAAACAGTTGAAGGAATGGGAAAGAACAAGGATGATTAGTTATTTGATTTATAAAGCTAATACAACCGATAAAAGTCCTAAAAGCATTAAAAGTTTCTTTCCTTTGCCAAGTGATGAAGTTGAAGATGATAAGCCAAAACTGACACAAGAACAATTGGCACGGACTTTAAAGTTGTATGGAGTAAAATAATAAAATGGCACAAGAAACGTTAAAAATTACGATAACCGCAGATAATAAACAAGCGGTTCAAAATATACAAGAAACAGTTACCGCAACTCAAAAGTTAGGTACATCGTTTAAAACGTTGCCAAATGTAACTGATAGGTCAACAAATGCTTTAATGAATTTATCAAGGGTTGCACAAGATGCTCCTTATGGATTCATTGGTATTGCGAATAACTTAAATCCATTATTAGAATCGTTTCAAAGATTAAGTAAAGATGCTGGAGGTGCAGGTGGTGCTTTAAAAGCAATGGCAGGTGGTTTAATGGGTCCAGCAGGTATTGGTTTAGCTTTGGGTGCAGTTTCATCAATTTTAGTCGCATTTGGTCCTAAAATAGCTGATTTTATAAGTGGCACAAACGAAGCCACAAAAGCAGAAGATAAGTTTGCACAAAGTTTAAGTGATGCAAGAGCCGAAGCAAGTGAGACAGGAATAAGATTACAAGCATATTTGACAATTACTCAAAATGCAAGTGTAAGTGATGAAAGGAGGGCGGAAGCATTAAGAGCAGTAAAAAACGAATTAAGTAAAGTAAATAGTGCTTATGCTTCAACAATTACAAATGTTGACCAAGCAAGAGCAGCGGTTGATTTATATACACAAGCGTTGGTTGCACAAGCAATCACATCAAGATATATTGATGAAATTGCTAATAAGACTATTGCTTTAGCAGACGCAAATAAAAGAATATTACAAACAGGAAGGGAATATTATGCAACATTAGAGTCAACTAAATTGGCTATTAATGGTTATGCAGATGCTTCGGTTTATCAAGCAAGTGCAATTAGTAAAGCAAAGGATGCTAATATTGAGGCTCGTAATTCTGCATTGGCATTAAGAAGCGGAATAATTGGTTTAAATACGGAGTTAACTAATACTATAACTTTAGCTTTAGATAATCCATTCTTTCAATTAGATAAAGGTGCAAAGCAATTAGCAAAATCAACAAAGGAAGTAGCTGATAACATTCAAAGAATAGGTGGGGAAGCAAGAGGTATAACTCAAGAAATGACTGCTCCAATCTTAATGGAAAGAGGAACTCCAACAATAACAAATCCAACTGGTAATGCACCTTTAGGTGGTAGAACAAGTGGATATGATGCAATTCAATTAACAAGTCAAATAAACGAGCAAACTAAAGCTCAAGAGTTATTTAACTTTCAGTTACAACAAACACAAGCCATCACTAATTTACTTGCACCTGCATTTGATAGCGTAGTACAAGCAATGGTAATGGGTGAAGATATTGGCAAGGCTTTAGAAGCAGCATTTAAGCAAATTGTTATTCAGTTAATTTCAATGGTTGCACAAGCATTATTATTCAAAGCTATTATGGCAGCAATTACAGGTGGAACAAGTGAAATAGGTGGTGCAATTGGAGGTGGTATGGGAATGGGAGGTGGTAATTTCTTAGGTGAGTTCTTATTAAAAGGTTCTGATTTGATTTTGGCAACTCAAAGAGCAAACAACAACTTAAATATTAGACGAGGCAATTAATGGCATATACTAATAAATACAAAATAACAATGGCTACCAAAAGCGGTAGCATATCAACACTATATTTACAAGAGGATGGTTATGCAGGTGCTTTAATAGAATATCCAGCTATTAGTTTACAAATTCAATACATCCCAAGAAGCGATGATATTTTTGAGGCAATTTATGTTAGTCAGTTAAACGTTATTATAGATGTTACTGATAACTTAAATAATATGCCTGACTTTACTTCTTTAAACGATAGGAAGTATTTATGTAAATTATTTTACGATACTACTTTAGAATGGCAAGGATGGGCATTAAGTGATTATGTTCAATTTTCATATACAACAGGCAGAAAGGAATTATCTTTTAATGCTATTGATGGATTAGGTATGCTTGAAAGAATACCATATCAATTGCCTGTTGATTATTCTTTAATTGATAGAATTACTTGTTTAGCTTTTTTACAAAATTCATTAAGCAATATTGGGTTTGGTTTAAATTTAATAAGTGGAATAAGTTTGTATGCAACATCTATGTTAAATAGAACAGTAAATACTTTTAACGAACCTTTGATACAATCTTATCAAAATTATGCTTCAATAACAAATAATAATCAAGAACCTTATAATTGTTTAAAAGTAATAAGTGATATTGCCAAAGGTTTTGGTTGCCGTTTATTTCAAGCACAAGGCAAATGGTATATTGTACCTTTAACTCAATTTGCACAATCAAGTTATTATTTTACAGAATATAACACAAGTGGAACAGTTGTTACAAGTGGAACAAAGTCATTAACTGGACAAATACAAGGATATACAGGTAATACAAGTAATTTATTTTATGTTGAAAATAGTCAATTTAAAATATTAAGAAAAGGGTATAATAAAATAAGATTAGAAAAAGAAATTGAATACCCAAATAATTACATAACTAACTGGGATTTAAAAAATTATACAGTAGTAAGCCCAACAGAGGGTAATGCTTTTGGATGGGTTGAAAGAAGGGAAACAGGTGGTATTATATTTATCAAGAGTTATCCAGAGAAAGAGTACAATTCATTTATTCTTAATAACACAGTTTCAGCTGCGCCATTTGATTTAGGAGTAAGCCCAATAAATTTACCTAAACTTGGTATAAATGAAACGGCAAAAATAAGTTTTGATATAAGTGGTATTGGAGTTCCAGCAAGTGGTCCAGATGGATTATTTATTTTAAAGGTAACATTAGTAACTCCATCTTTTACATACTATATAAATGACAAAAAGGAATGGGCAAATATTGGAAGTAATTATTATTATTACCCTTTTGATGCTGCTAATGCAAAAGCTAATTTTACATTACAAACTCCACCAGCACCAGATAATGGTGTATTTGCATTTGAGTTAGTTTTAGCTGATAATAGTTCTCCTTATTGGAAATCTACTGTTGCTGGAGTTGAGGTACAAAAATTCAACCTTCAAATTATACCTTCATTTATTGGCTTTAGAACTGAGAGTTTTGTAAATGATACAGAAGAATATGTTTTAGATATAGATTTGCCATTAGGTTTTAATCCTAACGTTGATGGTAATTATTCTTACAGAGGATTTTTAAGTAATTCTCTTGGAGAAACATTAATTGGGTGGTATAGATTTGAATATCCTTTAGATATATATAGAAGTTTAAGTGAATTAGTAGTCAAACAATATTCAAATTGCTTACATACTAATGTAATAAATATTGATAGTTCATTTATGGGTATGAATACAACAAACGGAAGATTAAGCGGTGCTATGCGTTTAACTTCTGCTGATACAGACCCAGCACAAATAAATGTTAGTAATAAAAAATACATTTTAGGTAATTCAACTATTGACTTACAAAATGATATTATACAAGCTACTTTATTAAATATAAACAATGAAAATGTTGAAACAACTTTAAGAACTGTTTATTCTAATAATAACCTTTCAAATGTAGTATCTGGTTATGGACATTTAAGGTCAACGGCTTATACAACTAAAGAAGCAGCTTATGCAGCACCTTTAACAAGTAATTTAGTTTATTTAGAAGATATTGGAGTTCCAAGTGTAGGGGATGTTTATTACACAAATGAACTTTTAATAACTCCTTTTAATGGTGCAAACTTATGGTGGAAAGTAATGACAACAGATATATCGTTTAAAGCATTTAAAATTAGCGGAGCAGGTGAAATATTAGAAACATACGGATAATTGATTAAATTTGTAATATGGCAGCAGTAATAGGAAATAACGTAATGCTTTATTGGCATAGAACAGATGTTGACCCAGAGGTTGATGTCGCTTTTGCGTGTAGTACAAATTGTACGTTTGATGTAAGTGTAGACCAAAAAGAGGTAACAAGCCAAACGAGTGCTTGGTTTAGAGAATATAAAAACGATGTGGCTACTTGGAATGTAACCTGTGATGGGTTGATTACTTTAAGTGGCTTTTCATACTTGTTTATGCTTGAAAAGCAGTTAGCAAGAGAGCCAATAGAGATTAAGTTTGTTGTTGATAATGGAGTTGATGGATTGGTTATTATTAACGGAACTTGTAATATATCAAGTTTAGCAATAAACGCACCCCAAAAGGATGTGGCTACATATAATATAAGTTTACAAGGTAGCGGAGTATATGGAATAACAGGAACAACTGTTGACCCAGAAGGAGTTATTATAGTAGGTTCAAACCCTGTTAAGACAAAAGGTTACACGGCAATAGGAGGGGAAACATCAATTACATTTACTGACACAATAGGTTATTCTTGTCTTTACGTTTCAAGAGGTGGTGTGGATGCACAAAACATTTTAACAACAGGAACTGCAACAGGTGATGATGTTAAGTTTGTAAGTGCGACAGGGGTATTGACTTTTGGTAGAGTTTTGGTAGCAGGGGAATATATTAGAGCATTATTTCAATAAAATATTATGAGTCAAATTCAAGTAACTGGCGAAGCAAAAATAAGAACATTAACTGGTGCATTAACTGCAACTGCTGGGGTTGTTACTTCAGTTCCTTTAGGTGATGCAAATGGGGTAGCTACTTTAGGAGCTGATGGAAAAGTACCATCTGCTCAATTACCAACTTTAGGTTCTTCATATAAGGGAACTTGGAATGCTGCAACCAATACACCTTACATTGTAGATGGTGTTGGTACGGCAGGGGATTATTACTTAGTTAGTACAGGTGGTACTTGGAATGGTATAGTATTCGTTGTAGGTAACACAGTAATTTATTCAGGAAGTATTTGGCAAAGAGCTGGTGGTGGAACTGGGACAGTAACTTCGGTTGGTCTTTCTGCTCCTGCTGCTTTTTCTATTACAGGTTCACCAATTACAGGTGCAGGTACTTTAGCAATAGCTGGTGCAGGTACTGCTAATGACTATATAAAAGGAGATGGCACTTTAGGTGTATTTAGTAGTGCAGCAGTTGCTTCAATAACTGGTGGAGCATCTACCATAGCTACAAGCAATTTAGATACATCAAAGGCTTTAAATTCTAACTCAAGTGGTAAGGTTGTAGCTAATGTAACAACAGCTACTGAATTAGCCTATTTAAGCGGTGTAACATCTAACGTACAAACACAATTAGATGGCAAAGGTCCATCTTATACTTTAGGAAGTGTTAGTTCATCTCCTACAAGCGTATTGGTTATTACTGGTTCAGGTGCGCCTGTTAATGGCTCATTGACTTTTACTGTTAACTTAGCTTCAGGTAGTCAAAATGGATATCTTTCTTCTACTGATTGGACAACCTTTAATAATAAACAAAATGCTTTAGGATTTACTCCTTATAATGCAACAAACCCTGATGGTTTTATTAATTCAAGTGGTACTGCGGCTGCGGTAAGTAGAACAGTTACAGGTACAAATACTGCTGAATTGGTAAGGGGTAATATGGCTGACAATGACCAATTTAGAATCTTAGTTGGTGGCACAGGTTCTAATGCAGGTTATGTAGAAATAGCAACTGCAGATGATGGTACAGAGCCTATTTATGTAAGACAATATACAGGTGTATTTAGTTCAATTACAAGAACTGCTACACTTTTGGATAGTTCAGGTAACACATCATTTCCTAATAATTTAAGTGCTGCAAACTTTAGTGGGTCATCAAGTGGAACAAACACAGGAGACCAAACTTTAGCAGGTTTAGGTGGGCAACCGCAATTAAATGGAACAGGATTTGTAAAGGCTTCAGGTACTTCAATAAGCTATGATAATAGCACTTATTTAACTACATCATCTGCTGCAAGTACTTATTTGACTATATCAAATGCTGCAAGTACTTATTTCCCTTTTAGTGGTGGAACTATTACTGGAGCAACTAATATAAATGGTTTATTGACAAATTATAATGTTTATAATACTCAAACATCAAGTTATACTTTAGTATTAGCTGATGCAAGTAAGATTGTAGAAATGAACGTAGGTAGTGCTAATACAGTTACAGTACCTACTAATTCAAGCGTTGCTTTTCCTATTGGAACTGAGATTACTGTTATGCAATACGGAGCAGGTAATACTACAATAGTAGCTGCAAGTGGTGTAACATTTAGAAGCAAAGATTTTAGTACACGAATTGGCGACCAATACACAGGTGCTACTTTAATCAAAAGAGATACAAATGAATGGTATTTAATCGGTAATATTCAACCATAATGAAGTTAGTAAAACAAGGAATAATAATGTCAGCTAATGCAGGTACACCAACTTACATTGAAATTGTCAACTCCTCTTTGGATATTGAAATAGCAAATGTATATATTGGTGCGACTTTAATGCAGGTTTGGAGTGGTATATTACCTAATACAACAGGTAATGGAACTACTTTAAAAGTACCTTTAGGTGTAACTATTCCTAATTATTACGATATGACTATTTACTATGGTGCATCGTCAACAGGTCAAAGAATAACATTTACAGATAGCACATCAACAGTATATTGTCAAGATACAAATGTTGGGAATAATACAATGGTCTTTTATGGTGTTTATGTAGATAATACAACTTATTGTATAATATCGGCTGAAGATGGAACTTGTTAAAATAAGATTAAATTAATAGAAACGAATAATTAAGTAAATTTGTAAAAATTATATAAAATGTCTTGCTCTCAATCAAATGCTGACTTTAAACCAGCAAATTACAATATACAGATATGGAGAAATGATACTTGGAGTCAAGTATTTTTATTGACTGCAAATGAAGTGCCTATTAGTTTAGTAGGTGCTGAGGTTGAGATTCAAGTGCGTAAGAAGCCTAATAGTACAACTGCTGAGTTAACCTTAACTGAAGCTGCAGGTGGAGGTATTACTGTGGGTGGAGTTGGTAACAATCAGATTACACTTAATAAACAAGTAGATATTGCTGCTGGAAGCTATGTTTATGATATGGCTATTTTGTTTCCTAATGGCAACGAAAAGACCTATATCTGGGGTAACTTTATTGTTTACGAAGACATAACCAAATTATAATGAGTACAGAGATAACCA